AAATAGAAATGTTTGTAAGAGGTACAAGAGCGCAGGGGAAACTATGGGAAGAAGAATTGGAAGCTGATGCGGTTGACGGTGAAACATTTCACATCAATGATCTAGTACAAGAAGGGGAAGAGAATGATTAAAAACCAATTAATTTATGTAGCGCATCCATATGCAGGAAAGGAAGATAATAAGTATTCCATTGATACAATTATGGAAAACTTAGTAATGCTAGATAAGAACAACACATATCTATCACCTCTTCACAATTTCAGCATGTTATACTTTGATACACAGTATTCAAAAGGCTTGAAAATATGTTTGGACATGCTAAATAAATGTGATGCCTTAGTATTATGTGGAGAATGGGAAACCTCTAAAGGCTGCATTGGTGAATGGTCATTTGCAATAGCAAAAGGGATGCCAATATATACATGGAAAGAATGGACCGATAAATTAAAGGAACAGGGAGATAATAGCCGATGACAGGAAGGGAATATTTAAATCAGATACGTGATACTGATTTGAATATCAAATGTAAGGAAAGAGAAGTATTAAGGCTGCAACAAGATATAATGTATCTGCAAGCAATTGACTATAGCAAAGACATTGTAAGCGGAGGACAACCAATCACCTTTGAAGATAAGATAGCAAACATTGATGCACTATCAAATGAACTAATGAGGGAATGGAGTTCATACCTAAGAGAAAGGGAAAGAGCAAGATTTCTTATTAATGCTATACCTAGTTCAAAACAAAAGAGCGTACTCATTGATAGATATGTTAATGGGCATACATGGGAAAAGGTGGCAGCATTAATTGGATGTTCAGTGCAAAACATTCACAATCTACATAAAAGAGCTATTAGAAATTTTGAAGAAATTTTCAAAAAGGTTGATAGTATTTGACTATCAATTTATGGGATACTATATGTGGGCATGGATGAAGAGAACACTTTCAACAAGCCTCCTAGAAAAACTACACGCTATTAAGGACTACATCATACAAGGTCGCACAACACAGTATGATGCGGTCCTTTTTAGTTTATAAGGGGTATTTGATGAAGCATAAAAGAATTACATCCAAGAAAACGATACAAGAAGTTCGCAAGACATATTGTGAAATATGCGGACAAAGAACAAATATAGAACCGCATCATATTAATACACGTGGTAGTGGCGGTGGAGATATTAAGGAGAACTTAATACAACTCTGTACACAATGCCATATCAATACACATAGTGGACAATATCCAACTAAAGATGATTGCTTAAATAAAGTAGCAGAGCGTGAAGGTATTACATATGATGAAGCATATGCAATTAATCGTAGAGCAATGGGATATGATGTATGACTAGAATATGTTGCAACAGGGACAGATGCTTAAATAATAAATATGGTATCTGTACTGCAGACACAATTGAATATGAGGGAATATGTCAAAGCTACATTACACAGAATGATGCAAGAAAAACTAATTGCGGATTATGTAGAAGAACACATGGAAAGTTAAAACGTAATAGCAATACGGTATTAAAGTAGAGGTGATGCAATGCTAAAAGCATGTAGCTATTGTGGAGGAATACATGAAGGCGAATGTCCACATAAACCAAAACGCAACTACAAGCAGGAGCATGCAAATGCATCTGATAGTAGAAGGAAAGAACGAAAGTTCAGAAGCAGTGTTGAATGGCAAGACTGCAGAAGAAATATATTAGATCGTGATAAGCATCTTTGTAGACTATGCTTGCACGAAGATAATTATATTAGTGTGGGGCAACGCTTAGATGTACATCACATTGAACCACTACACGAAGCATGGAAGAAGCGTACTGATGAAAAGAACTTGATTACATTATGCAAGATGCATCACTACAAAGCAGACCATGGAGAATACAAGAGGGAGTACTTGAAAAAAATAATTAGTACCCCCCCTACCATAAAATAAATTTTTTGCGAAAAAGTCCAAGACCGTACTGCTCACCACAATTTACACAATTTTCCCTAATGGGACATGCGTGCGCACGTGAATATATATTTATTTATATTGTGCCTATACAAGGATGCTGCAAGATAGAGGGAAGGAGGTGGACACATGAGAAAGGCTGTATCAGCAAGGACTACAAAGAAACATTTAACAAAGGCAGAAAAAGAAAAACGCATTGCTGTAGAAAATGCGTTCATTGATGATGCGGAAATAGAACCGCCAAGCTATCTAACTAAAACACAATTAGAAGCATTTCATTTTATTGTGGATGCATTAAGGCAAGCTAAAGTATTAAGCCGATTAGATACACAAACAATTATTCAAGCTAGCGTAGCTATTGATATGTTACATACGGCAAATAAGCGTGTGGCCAAAAGGCCTACACTTGCAATTGATAGGGAGTTTGTGGCAACACAAGAAAAACTAGTAAGAACCTATTTAAAATTATGTGATGAATTGTGTCTATCTCCACAATCTAGGGCAAAGCTGGGAGTGCTTGTAGCTAATCAAAAAGAAGAAGAACAAGATCCATTGCTTAATGTATTGCAAGGGGGTAGTAGTTGATGAATAAGAAACATCCAGCCTACAAGTACGCAATGGATGTAGCAGAGGGTAAAGTCAATGCACCTAAATATGTCAAACTACAGGTAAAGGAATTTCTTACCATTGCCAATGGTAAAGATAGCCGTTACATGATTGATGATAACAAAGTGCATACTATAGGCGAATTACTGAAACTAATGGTAATGCCTAAAGGCTTGAAAGCAAACTCTACTGTGTATGATGCAATGGCTGGCTTTCAATGGTTATTTATCATAGCTATTCTATGTACTGTAGAACGTGATAATAAAGATAAACGAAGATACGAAAATGCTATATTGGAGATATGCAGAAAGAACGGCAAGACATTCTTAATTGCTGTTCTTTTTATTTTGCTTTTCTTCATTGAACCTAAATTCTCTAAATTCTATTCGGTGGCACCAGATGGCTCACTATCTCGTGAGATTAAAACCGCTATTGAAGAGATAATCAGAAGTAGTCCAGCACTACTAGGTAAGATGAATGGCAAAGAAAAGTTTAAAATACTGCGTGATTATATCCACTGTAATATAACTGAAAATAGATATACACCTCTTAACTACTCAACAGGGCGGTTAGATGGTAAGTTGCCTAGTGTATTCCTGGTAGATGAAACAGGTGCATTGCCTAATACTTATGCTATTGAAGCTATGAGGTCAGGGCAATTGACTATCTTGAACAAGCTAGGCTTCATAATTTCAACTAAATATCCTACACTTAACAATCCATTTGAAGATGAAGTGGACTATGCAAAGCGTGTATTGAATGGTGCAGTAGATGATGATAAGGTGTTTGCCTTGTTATATGAACCAGATGATACTAAAGGATGGGCCACGAATGATGAAGTACTAGAACAAAGCAACCCACTAGCAATTGAAATGGAAGAAATCATGGATGACTTGAAATCAAAAAGGCAAGTAGCTATTGAGATTGAAAGTAAGCGTGAGAACTTTATAACAAAGCACTGCAATATCATATATAGCGGTGCTGGTAGTGAAAGCTATGTGAATGTTGCTGATTTACAGAAAGGTGCTATAGATCATATCGACTGGAGTGGTAGAGAAGTATTCCTAGGGGTTGACTTGGCTATGACTACAGACAACTGTGCCGTATCTATGGTGGCTTTTGATGAAGAAACAGAAAAGGTATACCTTGATGCGGTGGCCTTTGTACCAGAAGATAGAATAGACGAGAAGTCAAAATTGGAACGTATTCCATATCGTGATTTTATCAACGCTGGCTACTGCCTAGCATGTGGCAACCGTACTGTAGATTATGGTGCTATTGAACGCTACATAATGCAAATAGAAGCCAAATATGGGGTTACTGTGATGGGTATTGGCTATGATAGATACAATGCTTTATCAACTGCACAAAAATTAGAAGATGCTGGATATACGATGGTAGAAATCAAACAACATTCAAGCGTATTACATCCTGCGACTAAATGGCTTGCAGAATTGGTAGCAGATGGCAATCTTGTCTATGAAAAAGGCAATAAATTGCTAGAAATCAACTTTGAAAACTCACGATGCGTGTACGATACTAACATGAATAGGTATGTAAATAAGAAAAAATCGAGGGGCAAGGTTGATATGGTAGTAGCTGGTATCAATGCAATGTACTTATTGCATCAAAATTATATGCTTAATAGTACCCTTGATTGGGTAGTACAAATGTAGAAAGGGGGTGAAATATTGGGATTAATTAAAAATATCTTTGGTTTAGAGGTCAGAGAAGAAGCCGTTGTTAGTGAAAATTCTTTCATTGATACGGCAGATGATGTAGATTTAGGACTTCCTAGCTTCGATGCATCGACACGAGTAACAAGACAACAAGCATTAAGCGTGCCAGCGGTAGCAAGTGCGTTATTTTTGATTAGTGGTATTATTGCTGGTATTCCTATCAAGTTATATAGACGAGATGGTAATACTATTACAGAAATCACAGATGATGAACGTACAAAGATATTGAACATTGAAACAAATTCAACACTAGGTGCGTTTGAAACAAAGCAAGCTATGATTAATGATCTAATCATGGAAGGTGCTTGTTATTGTTATATCGGAAAAGATGGGAATAACGCTACATCACTACAATACTTGCCTAAATATCGTGTAAGTGTGCTTGATAATGGCAAACTAATTGATAGGACTGTACTATTCTTAGTGGATGGTAGCTACTACGATAACTTTAATATCATGCGTGCGGTTAGAAATAGCAACGATGGGGTGCATGGTAGAGGGTTATTAGACGATAACGCAACACAAATTTCCAGCATGTACAATGCACTTGTATATGAAAATGGTGTAATCAGTAAGGGTGTACGTAAAGGCTTCCTTAAATCTGAGGGGAGATTGACTGTAAAAGCACTTGAAGCACTCAAAAAAGCATGGCGAATGATGACGGCTAAGCTGGGTACTAGCGATGTAATTGTACTTAATAAGGGTATTACATTTGAAAGTGCTGATAGTACAGCCGTAGAAAACCAACTTAATGAAAGTAAACAGACAAATGCGGACTTAATTTATAAATTGTTTGGTTTTACTGACAAAACATTTACAGATGAGAAAGCATTTAATATTTTTGTTAAAACTACGATTATGCCAATCGTAAATTGCTTTGTTGAAGCTATCAATCGTTCTATGCTGCTTGAAACAGAAAAGGGAAATCTGTATTTTAGCTTAGACATGAATGATTTGTTAAAAGCTGATATGCTTACACGTTTTAATGCATATAAGACTGCATTGGATAGTAACTGGATTAACGTTGATGAAATTCGCCAACGTGAAGATTTATCCCCTATGGGTATTGACTTCGTAAGCATGAACCTTGCGAACGTGTTCTATTATCCACAAACGAAGAAAGTGTATACACCAAATACTGGTGTGCTTGGTGATTTAACTACACTAAAATCAATGAAAGGGGGTGAAAATAATGAAAATTGAAGTCCGTAATGGTGCAGTTACGATTGAAGGCTATGTGAATGTTACAGAGCGTTTAAGCAAGCCTATTCGTGATGTAAGGGGTAATTTTTTAGAAAAAGTACAAAGTGGTGCGTTCAATTCTGCATTACAACGCAATAATAATGTAGAGTTACGCTTCAACCACCGCAGAAAATTGGGAGACCAACAGGACGGCTCGCTCGAATTAAGAGAAGATAGCATTGGTTTATACGCAAAAGCTATTGTATCTGATGCGGAAGTAGTACAACTTGCAGAAAATAGACAACTTAAAGGATGGTCTTTTGGCTTTAAAAAACTAGAAGATGCTTGGGATAAACAAGAAAATATGCCAGAAATCCGTACGCTTAAAGCTATTGATGTAAGTGAAGTTAGTATTTTATCTGTGAACCCAGCATATATTGCAACATCTATTAATGTACGAGCAGATGAAGGTGAAGATTTACTTGAGTGTAGATCTAACGAAACTGCAACAGGTGCATTGGAATATGATATTGAAGAACGTAAGACTGATGATAATGAAGAAACCAGCAATCAGAAATATCATGACATTTTAAACAAATTAAATGCTTAGCATCCACCATATGTGGGTGCTTTTTTAATGCAAAGAAAAGAGGATAGCATGAATTTTAAAAAACTTATTGAAAAACGTAATGGTTTGGTTGAAGAAATGAACAACCTTGTTAAAGTAGCGGATGAAGAAACTCGTGCATTGAATGAAGAAGAAACATCCAAATTTGAAGAACTTCGTCAAGAAGTAGCTGGTATCGACCGCACATTGGAACTTGCAAAAGAAGAACGCTCCATGATGTCCGTATCCAATGAAGAAGAACCTGTTAAAGCTGATGAAAAAGCAATGGCAATGGCAGAAGAACGTGCGTTTGCTAACTTCTTACGTAATGGTGAAACTACATTCTCTGATACTGAAACACGTGCAGATGTAAACCTTACTAAAGGTGATAATGGGGTAGTAATCCCATCCACAATTGCAGAACGTATCATTGGTACTGTTAAACGCATTGCACCAATCATTGAAAATTCTGACTTCTACGATGTAAAAGGTGATTTGGTATTCGCAGTTGAAGATGAGTCTACAAACAAAACAACTTGTGCGTATGTAGGCGAATTCCAAGAACTCGAAAGCACAAGCGGTAAATTCAAATCTGTTACATTGAAAGGTAATGTAGTAGGTGTATTAACTAAAGTATCTAAATCTTTAATCAATAACGCTGGCTTTGACATTGTAAATTACGTTGTAACTAAAGTAGCAGAAGCAATCGTTGTATTCTTAGAAAACGAAATGATTAATGGGACTGCAAAAATCCAAGGCTTATTGCAAGCTAAAAACATCGTTACTGCTGGTAGTGCAACTGCAATTACTGCTGATGACTTGATTGAACTTCAATTCAAAGTACCGCAAGCATATCGTGGTAATGGTGTATTCATCATGAACCCTGAAACATTCAAAGCATGTGCAAAATTGAAAAACACACAAGGTGAATACTTGTTGAATAAAGACCTTACAAATGGTTATGGCTACACATTGTTAGGCCGTCCTGTTTACGAGTCTGACAATATGCCTAAAATTGCTACAAAAGCTAAAGTTGCAATCTATGCTGACCTTAAAGGTTATGCTACAAAAATCAGCGGTGAAAACTCTGAAATCTCTGTATTGCAAGAACGCTTCTATACTCAATACGCAGTTGGTGTAGCTGGTTATGTTGAAGTTGACGGCAAAATCGTTGACGAACAACGTATTGCTACATTGGCAATGGCTTAATAGTCATGAAGTACAAGGTGTTAGTTGGTTATAGTGGGGTAGTATCTGCCCCACTTGATAGCATTGTTGAGTATACAGACGAAGTAATCATCAATGATCTATTACAAGCTGGTTACATCGAACCTGTAAAACAAGCTAAAACCAAAGGCAAAAAGGCTGAAACAGAGGAGTAGACATGAAAGTTAGTGAGTTAAATCTTGATATTGTATCGAACTATATTCGTGTTGATGTTACGGCCGATACTAAACCTATTTTAGACATGGTATTATCTGCAGCAATTTCATATTGCATGACATATATGGGTATTGCTGATAAGACTACACTTGATGATTATGAGGATATGCCTATCGCAGTATTAAGTTTATGTGGCGAATTTTACGATAATCGTACATTCACGGCCGTAGAAAATGCGGTGGTAAACCCTACGGCACAGGCTATCTTAGATAAATATTCAATGAACTTATTATAGGTGAAATTATGTATAGAAAAGGTAGATTAAGCACTCTTTTACAACATCAAGCAGAAATCCACGCTAACAGAAAATCAACTACTATGAATGAATTAGGTCAATATCCTATAGTCGATACAGTTATAGGCAATATGTATTGTGGTGTTATTCCACAGACTGGCGGTCTATTAAGTGGTAGAACGGCAGAAACTACACTTGCTAAGACAACACATAAGATTGTGTGTAGATATCGCAACGATATTGAACCGGATATGTGGCTAATTATTGAGGGGCAGAAATATAACATCTTGTATGTTATGGATCCATACCTTAATAAAGAGCGACTAGAAATATTTACAGAGGTTGTAATCTAATGGGTGTTGATATTGAAACAGAAGGTTTGAGTGAGTTTTCTCAAGAGTTGCTAGACCTAGCGACTAAAGACTTTCCGAAAGACACAAAGAATTTTCTTCAACGTGCTGGCAATAAGTTAAAAGCTAATGCTAAAAACAACTATAAAAGCGGTACTACGCAAGGCACAAAGAACCTTATCAAAGGCCTTAAACGTGATAGAGCGTATAAGTATGGTAAGGATGAGTGGCAAGTGCGAGTTAAGAATACCGCACCGCACGCATGGTTAGTTGAACATGGTCATGTGATGCTAGGTCATGCTGCACAGGGTAAACCTAAATTAATAGTTGGTAACACAGGGGAAGCCTTTGTAAGAGGTAAAGCTATCATGGGTAAAACTGCTAAAGCCTTTCCGTCAGAATATCAAGGGTTAGCGGAAGAATTTATTGATAAGATGCTTAATGAAAAAGGTTTAGGCTAGTGATAACGGCAGTTGAAATAGTAAAAGCATTAACAGTAAAGTGCAGAGAACTGCTAAATTGTGATGTTAATGATAGAGATATTTCAGAGGGATTTACTAGACCATCATTTTTTATTGAGGTTGTAGACTTTAACAATGAAGATATAGGCGAAATCCTAAGAGGTGATACGCTTAATATCTATATCTACTACTTCAATGAAAAGCGTGAGATTGGTTATCTTAACTTACTCAAAGCAAGGGAAAGCTTGCGTGAGATGTTAGCGATGCCAGTTAACGTAGCAGATGGTTTTAGTGTTACTGCATCTGATATAGTCGAAACAATCAATAAGGCTGATATGTCATATATCACTAACTTTGATGTAACGATCTATCAAAACAGACCAGAAGCAGATGCACCTTACATGGAAAAATTGGCGGTCAACGGAGAGTTGCAAGAGCCAACGGAAGAATAGTTATAGCACCCACCATATATGGGTGCTATTTTTAATGGGTAAAAGGAGCAGAATATGGCGATTGGCTTACCAAATATTGATATCGTATTCTTTCAAAAGGCGGTATCTGCCGTGCTACGTTCCGAACGTGGTACTGCATTAATCATCGTTAAAGATGATAAACAAACAGAAATTGGCTATGATGTATTCAAATTTGAAGCAGACATTACCGATAAAAAATACAATGCCGATACAATTAAATTGTTGAAGCGTTGCTTCTATGTAAATGTGAATAAGGTGGTAGTGTTACACGTACCATCTAAAACAACTGCATTTGCAGATATTAAACAAGTACTAGACCGCATTAAGTATAACTGGGCTTGTACTACTGTAGCAGAATGGCAAACAGATTTAGTATCTTATACAAAATCTCGTAATGTTATCTCTAAAGGTCGCAAAGTTAAATGTGTAGTTGCTAACGTAGCAGTTGCAGATGATAAACACGTTGTAAATATGAAAGGTAATTTTGTACATGAAGCCGATGCAGCAGCTGGTACTAATGTCAAAATGACTGATTACTTACCACGTATTACATCTATTTTGGCTAACCTACCAATGAACCGCAGTATCACATACTATGAATTGGAAGATTTAGACTATGTGGATAACTCTTATGTTACTGCAGAAAAAGATGTAAACAAATGGACTGATGAAGGCTGGTTGCTTCTTATCAATGATGATGAAGATAATGTAGTACGGGTGGGCCGTGGTGTTAATACATTGACTACATTCACATCTACTGAAACAGAAGATATGCGTAAAATCATCATTGTTGAAAGTATGGATTTAATTCAAGAAGATTTATACTCTACATTTAAAAAGTACTATGTAGGCAAGTATAAAAACCACTTGGATAACCAATACTTGTTTATTTCTTCTGTAAACGCTTATTTCAAATCCTTAACTAAAGTTGTTAATGGTGAAATTTTAGATCCAGAATATGATAATCATGCGTTCGTTGATGTAGAAAATCAAAGACAAGCATGGTTATCTGTTGGTAAAACAGAAGCAGAAGATTGGGATGAAGCGAAAGTTAAAGAAATGTCCTTCAAGTCTATTGTATTTATTGCTGCTAAAGTTAAAATCTTGGATGCTATGGAAGATTTGTCCTTCCAAATTACTATGGAATAAGGGGGTAAAGTATGGCAAGTAAAGACATTCATAATCAAATCTTACGTGGCCAATTTGGTAAAGTATGGATTGATGGCGAATTATATGCAAATGTTAAATCCTTTGAAGCTAAAATCTCCCTTAAATATGAAGCGGTAGATATCAATGGTGAAATGGGTGTTCATCAACGCTTGGTAGGTTTTGAAGGTGCTGGTACATTGGTACTTCACAAAATCGATAGCCGTGTAGCACAAAAGATTGCTGGCAAAATCAAAAATGGTAGTGTGCCAGATATCAAAATCGTATCTAAATTAACTGACCCAGATGTAAATGGTGCTGAACGCATCGAACTAACTGGTGTTACTTTAGATGAATTAACACATGGTTTTGAAAATAAAAAAGTACAAGAAGAAAGCTATCCTTTCAAATTTGCGGATTACAACTATCTTGACTTAATTCTTTAATATATGGGCGGTGCTTAGTGCATCGCCTTTCCTTTTTAATGTGAGGTGGATAATATATGGCTAAATTACAACTTGAAGATTTGCTTAACCGCAATATGCAAGAGGGTTTTCAATCTAAAGATGTATATGTAAAAGGTTTAGGCGGTGAGTTAACTGTAATTCATCAACCATTACCAACAGTATTGCGTATTATGGACGATATTAAACAAGATGCAACACTATCAACTGTAATGGATGCAATGGTACAACTCATCTATGCGTGTGTTCCTTTATTTAAGAATAAAGAATTACAAGCTAAATATGAATGTGCTGAACCTACGGATGTAGTGTATAAAGTGCTAAACGATAGCGTGGAAGATATTACTGCATTGGGTGAAGCTATCTTGGGTATGTATGGTATTGCAAATCCTGTTGAAGATGTAAAAAAGCAATAAGAGCGGACAGGGAACTAACAATGTTCCGCTATTATATGCAAAAAGGCCATACATTATCCTCGTTACTTGCATTAGATCCATTAGAACGCACGTTCTATTGTGCGTGCTTCGAACTGGATATGGAAGATTTAGAAAGGGGCAATAATGGCTAAAAGTATTAACGTATTACTTAGTCTTAAAGACCAATTTACTGCACCTATGAAAAAAGCTGGCGATAGTGCGAAAGACACAGAACGCAAGATGGTAGCCATGAAGAATAAGTTAAGTAATTTTGGCAACGGAATTAATAATAAATTCTTAGGTATTGCTGGTAGCATCGGTAAGATGGGATTAGCAATGTCAGGCTTGGGTGCGTTCGCTAGTGTTGGTGCTATTGTTGATTATGGTAAGAAAGCACTTGATGTAGCAAAAAGTGCGGAACTATCTCAAACATTATTGCGTAATAGCTTGGCTAATAACAATTCCTTGTATGATAAATCAGCACAGTCGCTAGATGCTGCACAAAAGCAATTAAACGAGTATGCATCTAAATGGGGCCAAGTAGGGGTTATCTCTGCTGGTACTATTCGTGCTGGATACCAAGAGTTAAATAAATGGAATGTTCCTGTTGATAAGGTGAATGATTTATCAGAAGCCTTAACAAATCTTGTAGCTGGTAAATTTGGTATTAATGCTACGGCAGAAGATGCACAGTTAGCATCACAGGCAATCGGTAGAGCGTTCAATGGTGATGTAGCTGGCTTAACAAAGATGAAGATACCTTTAACAGAAGCACAAAAGCTAATCATCAAGAATGGTACAGAAGCCGAACGATTAGCTACTATTAATGAAATCGTTAATGGTACATTCTCTAAACAAAATGAAATACTAGCTAATACACCAGATGGACAACTAAAACGGATGAAGAACCAACAGGCAGCACTAATGGCTACGATAGGTAAGGGTCTATTGCCTATGCAAAAAGCCTTTATTGATATGGTTAGCACTATCATGCCTATAGTTGCACCAGTCATTCAAGATATATTCAATACATTTAGTGGTGCATTTACATGGATAGCACAGGTAATTACAGAGAATAAGGAAACCATCAAAACAAATCTAACAGAGGGCATGAACGTAGTTAAAAGTGTTCTAGCTACTTTAGGTAGTGTTATTAAGTGGTGTGTTGATAATCTTGGGTTCTTAATACCTGTTCTTAAAGTGGTTGTAGCTGGGTTTGTTGCATTCAATGTAATATCTAGCATCTTACCTATATTGTTATCTATATTCAGTGGCTTTATGACTGTAGTAAAAATTGTAAGAGTATTGAATATGCTAATGATTGCAAATCCTATGGTGTTTGCGTTATATGCCGTGATAGCTGCTATTGCGTTATTGATCTATAACTGGGATACAGTCAAAGAGGTGGCAATAGGAGTATGGGATGCTATTTCAAGCTATGCTAGTGAATTATGGGATAGCTTAGTAAGTGGATGTACAGAATTTGTAAATGGTGTTATAGAGGTTGTTACACCTATTTATAACCGATTTATGGAAATCATGAGTCCTATACTTGATGGTGTTATGCAAATCTTCAACGGCATTATTGATTTTCTTGTTGGTGTATTTACTGGTAACTGGGATATGGCCTTTAGTGGGTTAGTCCAAATTTTTAATGGTTACTTTGGAATTATTAAATCTATTGCACAGGATGTACTTGGGTGGGTTCAAGATAAATTGCAATGGGCTGGTGAGAAAATTGAAGCTATCAAAGAAGGTGGAGCATGGCTATATAACAATACTATAGGCCGTGTAACTGGTGAACATAATGCAACTGGTACTGAGTACTGGAAAGGTGGAGCGACATATGTCAACGAAAATCAACGTGGCGAAATCATCAATCTACCGAATGGTTCACAAGTCATTCCACACGATGAAAGCATGAAGCAATTAGCAAGTAGCCGTGGCAATGTAACAGTCAATGTAACGGTACAAGGCAATGTGATTGGTAATGAAGATTTCATGGATGCGTGCGGTAGACACGTTACAGATAAAGTAATGTTAGCTATGGGCAATATGTAGGGGGTGTGAAATGAGCTTTCAAGACAACGCTAAAAGCGTAATGAAACAACGCTTAATGACGAAACAAGCGGACTTGCAAAAGTTAGCAGTAACACGTGCTACTAAGTTTGCAGATAAGATTTCACATGGTTTAGTCGGTAAGATTTTAGATTATGCCGAACGAAAACCCACTACAGATATTGTATTTCATTCTGAATTGACGGATGAATACATTACATTACCTGTAGTACCTAACCCTTTACCTACGATTAGTGAACCACAAACAAACGAAACATTTAATGGTCTCAGAGGTGATATTAAACTTATAGGGCCTTTAGGGTTACGAACACTAAGCCTAGACAATATCCTATTACCTGTGAATAAGGATTACTCTTTTATTCGTGGTAATGGTACAGACGGCTTGCAATGTTTACAATTCTTTCAAGCACAACGGCAAATGAAAGCCGTGATGCGGATATGTATTATTCAGTCTGATGGGAATGAAATCCTTAATATGCCATGTGTCATTAATGATCTATCATACACATACGATAAAATTGGCGATATTAAAGCCACAATAGGTATTGAAGAGTACGTATATACTAATACATCAACTACGGCTCAATCTTCAACTGGTGGCGAAAATAAGGCTACAGATACAAAGGCTACTGATAGTAAGGCGGTAAAAAAATGAAGTTACAGTATACGAATACAACCAAAGGCAAAGATGGTAAAGATATTACTGAAACTCGTGAAATTACTGCATATACAAATAACTATCAAAGGTCAGATGGTATTGATACATTAGGTCAAGAATTTACATTTGACTTAGCAGATAACCATTTTGATTTTAACCTTATGGGTACACGGCTTGCTATTGGTGGCAAGATTGAGTTTAGTAACCAATTAAGCAACAATAATAAGAGTGCTACAACGCAACTGAACGAGGAACAACAAGAGCAAGTAGTATTTCAAGGTATTGTGGTAGCAGAAAAACAAAGCGGTGCTAATAAATATAGTTACACTTGCTTTGATTACTGCTTTTATCTCAATAAGTCAGAGATAGAAATTCAATTTAATGGTGTTAGTGGCCTTGAAGCTATTAAAAAGGTGTGTAGTGAGAATAACGTGCCTTTAGGTAATGTGGCTGATATTAAGACGAATATCAAGAAGATATATCAAGGTGAAACAGTATCTGATGTTATCAAGGATATTATTAAGCAAGCTACAGAGGAAACTGGCTATAAATACCGCTTAGAATACCGAGATGGCAAGATACACGTTGAGGACTACAAGGATTTAGTGCTTGATAAGGTTATTACTCAACCTATCAATAATTACTCAAGAGATTTAAGCATGGAAGATATGCGTAATAGCATTGTAGCCATATCTCAAAAGGAAAAGAGTACATCTGTTAAGTCTACTATTCAAGATGATGAAAGCATCAAGAAATATGGCTTAATCAAGAAGATAGTGAAAGTTGATAATAAGAAGCAAGCACAGACGGCCCAAATTGCTAAAAAGACTATTCAAGATACCAATAAGGTAGCTGAAAAGTTAAACCTAACATTATTAGGTGATGATACAGTAAGGAGTGGTCGCATTATTATAATTGATGATTACACAGTAGATATACACGATAAATTCATAGTAGAAAACTGCAAACATAATTATGGAGTTAATCATACTATGACATTAGATCTAAAGCGTGTAACCAAAGAACTTGATACAAGCAAGTACGCAACAAGTACTACTACAACTGTTACACCTAATGCAACGAATAGTACTGCTAATGCAACGCAGGTCGATGCTGGTATGAACGCACTCAACGGATATCAGAGCGTATATCGTGATAATGGGTGTGTAGATGTGGCGGTTAAGGCTGGCTCATACTATAGTCCATTCTTAAAGCAACAAGCGGATATTGGTACGGCTAATGTAGATACATTAGTTAACAATGCTCAAAGTGCTGGGTATAAGGTAGAAGCCTTTGATGGATATGCTAAAAAAGGCGATATCTTGGTGTATGGTAATAACCAACACGTTATTATCTCTGATGGTGCTGGCGGTGGGTTTGGTAACAGTAGTAGCGAAGGACACGCTAAGTTTTATTCTGATGCTAATAACGCATGGCACACAAACGAAGCACCATCTAAAGTAATTAGAATGTCATAAGGGGGTATATATGGAAGAATGGCACAGTCAGATGGCTTCTATGTTCAAAGATAGAACCAACCCTATACGGATAGGTGCTTGCCTTGGAGAAGTTATCAGTACTTCACCATGGAAGGTAGCTATCAAAGATGGGAAGTTTATGATAGATGCATCTAATGGATATGTATGCTTTCAATTAATTCACCATATCACTACCTACTCTTATAGACATAGTGGCAAAATGACACACAAAGGGTGTCCAGCTGGGCCTAAATCTGATTACGATGCACAGGGCGAAGGTAAGATAGTGCTTGATGAATTATGGAAAGCTGGCGATAAAGTACTTGTTATTCCAGATGAAAACGAACAACACTTCTTTATCGTTGATATTGTGAAAGAGGGGGTATGATGTTTCCTACAGATTACAACTTCACCAATTCCATTCAATCTACTAAAACTGCTACAAACGCACAACACAAAGTGGGGCGGTCATTTAAATTCGACTATAAAACACATCGTTTTGTATTTGAGGATGGTCGCAATGTAGAAGATACTCAGATTGAAGCAATTAAACAATGGATTGAGTTATTTATTCGGACTGAAATGAAGAAATACTTAATCTATAGTGATAGCTTTGGGTTAGATCTAACTAAGCTATTAGGGTACAGATTGCCACGAGCATATAAAGTATCTGAAATAAAAAGAAGAATAACCGAAGGTATCATGAACAAAGTGCCATGTGTTGTAGTTGTCAAAGATTGGCAATTCAACGCTGGTATTTTTTATTTCACAGTAGTTACTAATACAGGGGAAGAGGTGAAGATAGAACATGAATTCGAATTATAGTGTTGATAGCATCCATAATACGATGCTTGAAAACATTGATGATGCGTATCAGAAAACGGAAGGCTTTCCAACGTATGACATAACAAGAGGTGAAGCATTTGCTTTACTTGAACTGTGGAAGAAGGCAGAAGAAATCGAACGCAAACAAAACGTGGATAACTTAACAGGTGATGAACTAACAAGGGTAGTATTCCAACGTAAAGGAACGCAACGAAAGTTAGCAACTAAGGCAGTATGTAACCTACGTATTGTAGATGGTAACGGAACTATTCATGAGGGCGATTTATTTGAAAGTGAAAGCGGTATTCAATATGAAAGCCTAGAAAACAAGGATGTGGTAGATAACTCTATCATCAAAATCAGATGCACTAAAGCTGGTGCAGTTGGTAATGTTCCTAAAGGTACAATAACGCAAATGCCTATTACTATTGCTGGTATCAATGCAGTTATTAATGATGATGCTGCAAAAGGTGGCGAAAATGAGGAAGCAGACGATGATTTGCGTGAACGCTACTATGAAGAGTTAAGAGAACCAGCTACAAGCGGTAACGACTACCACTATAAGCAATGGGCCAAAGAAGTAGAAGGTGTAGGCGAAGCTAATGTAATAGGGTTATGGAATGGCAACAATACTGTTAAAGTTATCATAATTAACTCTGACAGGAAGGCTGCTAGTACTGATTTAGTTAAGCGTGTACAAGATTACATAGACCCAGAGAGCAAAGGTATTGGTGAGGGGCAAGCACCTATAGGGGCACATTGTACTGTAGTTAGTGCTACAGAAGTACCTATCAATATTGATGTTAGAGGTGTACAACACACTACAACGGCTACTAAATCCACTATTACAAATGACATTACTGAAGCGGTAACCGCTTACCTAAAGAAGATAGCCTTTAAACAAAACTATGTATCAGTCGCACAGATTAGTAACATTATCATTGATAATGCTGGTGTTACTGACTATGAAAGTGTAACTGTAAATGGACAGACAACTAAAATCAATCTAACAAATGAGCAAGTTGCCGTATTAGGTACAGTTAGCGTGGCTTTAAATGACTAATATAGATTTCAAAGAATACGCACTAAGAGCCATTAATAAGATGTATCGTAATGATCCATGGGTTCGTGAATTATATCAAGCAGCTGGATTACAACTGCAAGATATAGATGAACTACTAGATGTACTGTTAGATAATGGCTTCTTTGATGCGGTAGGTGAACGTGGCTTAAAGGTTTACGAAAAAGATTTAGGTATCAAAGGTGATGGCTCAATTGAACAACGCAGAGCCATTGTGCAAATGCTATGGAACAACAATGGCAAGTGTACACTAGATAGAATTAGGGCGATTGTTAAGACATTTGTATTAGATGATGTAGATGTACAGTTTGAGGATGGAGTATTGAAGATAGAGTTTAATAACTCATCCTTTGTGTACGCTATACCACAAATAAGAAGCAACTTAACAGTAGTAAAACCATCACATATTGGATTAAGTATTAATGATGTGCATAGCGTTGATACTGAACTTTATGCTGGCGGTATTGTTACAACATTTGAAACAACTACAATCAATCCTATGGTAGGCTTCAATTCTGCGTTAGATGATGCATCTATAGTGGCTGGTGTATACATTACTAAGGCTAATGTAATTAATCATATTAATTGTTAAGGGGGTATATAATGCCTAGTCAATATCCACAGAATGTGGTAACGAAAAATGGTTTGGCAATGATTGCTGAAAGTGTAGCTACACGTAAGAATTTGATTTTTACACGTGTAGTTGTAGGTGATGGAGATGCTACAGGTAGAAACTTTAATGATATGACATCTGTGATTTCTCCTAAAATGGAATTGCCAGTAACAAGTGGTGTAAATGAGGGTAACGGCCAATATCTAATTACAGCAACATTATCCAACAACACTTTAAATGTAGGCTTCTTCCCACGTGAAGTAGGGCTATATGCAAAGGTTGATGGTAAAGCTGAAATGCTATATAGCTATACAAATGGTGGTAATAATGTAGGGTATGTACCAGACAAAACTACGCCAATTGATAGTGAAATTTATAAAATTAGAACAGTTATTGGCAATGCTAAAAATATTACTGTGAATATGTCTGATAGTACATTTGTTACTAAAGGCGAACTGGATAGATTTGTTTCAATTACATCTGGCGGATATTTCAAAGATGCAAACAAAACTAATACTGGGTTATCATTCATTAAAGGTGATAATACATCTAAAGTGATTGATTTTATCACCTCTAATTACAATGATAGTGATACTAATAAAGTGCTTAATTTATCAATGCTAAAAAGTCTATTAGGGCAAGGTGCTATTGTTGCATCTAAACTTGATGCTAGCGCAGGCTTTGTTAAATTTGCAAATGGTTTCACTATCCAGTGGGGAGTGGGTGGTCAAGATAACGTAACTAAGACAGAGGTACGATTTCCTATCAAATTTACAACTTTATTCATGGCAAATGCTATTGATGCGTACTGGTCAGGTTCTGACACACCTAGGTATTTTGCTAACTCAGTTTCAGAGAGCAACACAACTAAGGCCGTATTTACGGCAAGTGATAGATATGCTGCTTCTTATTACTGGTTCGCCATAGGAATTATCTAATTGCCTATGATAATAAACATAATCTGATCACCGACACCTTGCTGCCCTCTATAATCACTATCTTTATATGTCAGCTGGTTCCTGGAAGTCGATAAAATGATTTCAGAAAATGAATATTCTCCGTTATATCTAGTTGCAGAAACAGCAATAGTTTTATTGGCAAATTCTATCGGATAGCGCACAGTCCAAGGCTTCGACTGATTATACGCATTAAATAATACCCACTGGATATTAATCCTTCCCTACGGCCATCCAAACAAAACTACCTGTGTCCGCTCTGTCGGTTAAGAATCGGATGG